TACGGGCACTACTATTAGCTCACGTACTACTCCTGTGTTTGTTGGTGTACAAGCTAATGGTGCAGCAGGTAGTGCAACAGCAGCAGCAGAAGCAGTAGTTGCACCAACGGGTGTAGCAGGTACAGGTGCAGCAGATGATGGCCTAACATTTATCTTAGGCGTTGGTACTACACCTACTATTACTGGTGTATCTGCTACAGGTAATATAACTAGCGCTAACTCATTCTCAACATTTACAGCAGAGGGTGATGCACAACTTTCTACAGCGCAACAAAAGTTTGGCACTGCATCATTACTGTTAGATGGAACAAATGATTATGTAGAGTCTGATAGTAACATCGATTTAAGTTCAGGTGATTTCACAGTAGATATGTGGATTAGACCTGACAACGTTACAGGTTATAAAGGACTATTTCAGTCTGGTACAAGTTCTCTATTAAGTGTTTATTTAATAGGAGATCAAGTCCAAGGTACTGTTGCAGGATCAACGACTCTCTTTATTTCTGATACCAGAGTTTCTGCAAATGTCTGGACTATGATTACGGTTGAACGTGAAGGAAACGTTCATAGACTGTACATTAACGGAACATTAGAGGAATCAAGTTCTACTGCTAACCGCTCAGACAATGGTACTTTTACTGTAGGTAAAAATGGTTTTGGTGATTTTGACGGTTACATTGATGAAGTAAGACTTTCTAATGTAGCACAATATACTGGAACAGGCTTTACTCCACCTACCTCTGCCTTTACAGTAGATGATGACACTTTAGCATTACTACACTTTGATGGTACAAATGCCTCTACAGACATTGTAAATGCAGCTAACCTTGCTTATCTTACTGTAAGTGCAGGGTTTGGCCCCACTATTCAGCCTGTAGGGTTTGGCTTACAGATTATCACTGACTCACTTCTAGTAGATGGTGACGAAGTTGTAGTTGAGTCAGATGCTAACATCAGTCTAGCAGGTAAAGGTGTAGCAGGTACAGTATCAGGAAATACTGTTACAACAGATTGTCAAGCTGTAGTAATACCAACAGGAGTACAAGGTACGTTTACTGTAGGTGATGAAACAGTTATCACAGTTCAGTTTGACTATGAGTCAATTAAAGATAATTACAGCAGAGATCGTACTGCTTACATTGGTGAGTATAGTACACTAGGTAACATAGCGTATGTTCGTGCAGCATAGGAATAATAATAATGTCTCTTAAATGGCCCAACAAAGACCCTGATGAAATACTAGACTATAGCATTGACTGGTCACGCTTTCTTAGTGGTGCAACACTTAGTAGTGTTACTTGGTTTGTTGATGACGCTGATGGTGTAAAGACTCAGCTTATCCCTAGTGGGCAGCTTGTGAAGGGCATACAGCTTATCTCTGCTACTAACACAGACAAAGTAGCAACTGCACGTTTAGGCTCTGGTGATAATAATATAGAGTATCAGTTCTACTGCCGTATAGCCGACACGAATGGGTTAGTAGTAGAACGTAAGGTTCGTTTACGTGTAAGGAATAAATAATGGCATATAACTATTTAGGGCTAGTAAACGAGGTAAATCGCAGACTTAATGAAGTAGAGCTAACAAGTTCTAACTTTGATACTGCTGGAGGTTTCTATAGTTCAGCTAAGGATGCTGTAAATGCCTCACTAAGACATATCAACCATGAAGAGTATAACTGGCCTTGGAATCACATCCTAGAAGAAGAGACTCTTACTCCTGGTGTAACACGTTACGATTATCCTACTGATGCTAAACTAATTGATATGCAAAGCTTTCGCATAAAGAAAAGTGACGCATTAAATGTAAGCACTACTAAACTTAAATCAATGGATTATCAAGAATACCTTGACAGATACGTTGATTATGAGTATAACTCTGGTAGCGATTTACAAGATATTCCCCGTCATGTTTCACGAGCACCTAGTCAAGAGTTTCTCATAATACCTACCCCAGACAAAGCATATGAAATAGTATATGAGTACTATCGCAATCAGGTATCACTTGAGTTGTATGATGATGTACCTAACGTTCCTATTGAGTTTAAGCATACTATTGTAGATGGTGCTATGTTCTACGCTTATCAGTTCCGTGCTGATACACAGGCATCTCAGATTGCACAGGGTAAGTTTGAATCAGGTATTAAGTACATGCGTAGTTTGTACATAAACCGTTATGACTACATACGTTCTACAGTTATTACACGCAATAAACCTAGCCTAAGAGTATCATAATAATGGCTACACAGTGGCAAACATTTCCAGTACCTTTTACTGGTGGGTTGATTACAAACATCAGTCCTCTCCAGCAGGGTATTAATAATGTAGGTTCAGCATTCCAACTGCAGAACTTTGAGCCTTCACTTGATGGTGGTTACCGTAAGGTAGCAGGCTACACAAAGTTTATTGATGCTGAGCTTCCTGGCTCTGGTGTAGTACAGGCTCTAGCGTTAGTGCAGCAGGCTAACAACCAAAAGGTCATTGCTGCACGTAATGGCGTATACTACATAGGCAACGCCATTGATGCTACACCTACATGGACTTCTCTTGCTACAGCACCTAACACTACCTTCACTAAGGTAAGACAGGCACGATACAACTTCAATAACGTATACCAGATATGCTTTGTTGATGGTGTAAACTTCCCTGCATACTTTGATCGTACAGCAGGTACATTGACGCACATGACAAGTTCAGCAACTAATGATGCTGTAGAGGGTGCTAGTCATGTTTGTATGTTTAAGAGTACGCTCTTCTTTGGTGTAGGTACAGAGTTAGTCTTTACAGCGCCATATAGTTCAGATGACTTAGACCCAGCTAACGGTGCTGGTAGTATCAGTATTGGCTCAGAGATAACAGGTCTTATTGTATTCCGTGATCAGCTTATCATCTTTGCTGTAGATAAGATCATGCGTATCACAGGTACTAGCGCAGCAGACTTTTCTATGAGTGCTGTGACAGAAGACTTGGGATGCTTAAGTGCTGATACTATCCAAGAGGTAGGCGCAGATGTTATGTTCCTTGGCCCTGACGGTTTGCGTACACTAAGTTCTACAGACCGTATTGGTGACTTTGGTATTGATGTTGCATCTAAGAACATTAGACCTACAGTAACTAAACTACAGGACTACGCTGCTAGTTTTAGCAGTACTGTCATTCGTAGTAAAGCTCAGTACAGATTGTTTGCTTATGTAGACAGTGAACGTGATAGTGTTGCTAAGGGTGTGCTAGGCACTAAGTTTATTGACCAAGGGGGTCAAGGCTTTCAGTGGGCTGAGCTTAAAGGCTTTAAAGTATACATTGCAGACTCTCAGTTTATTGGTGAGGATGAGTATCGTATCTTTGCTAATAATGATGGCTACGTGTATAACTTAGATGTAGGCACTAGCCGTAATGGATCTGCTATTGATGCTATCTATGAATCACCTTATATGCCTATTAATGACCCTCAAGTACGTAAGACTTTCTATAAGTTGAACTTTTACATTAAGCCTTTTGGTGCTATCAATATAACTGCAGGTATTAAGTTTAATCAAGGCAGAACAGGGTATATTCAGCCACCTTCGTTTCAGATTGTACAGACGGGTGGTGAGGTCGGCATCTATAGTGATAACACGTCTACTTTTGGCACTGCTGTGTTTGGTGCGCCTAGAACTCAGAATTACCTTAACCAAGTTATTGGCTCTGGTGAAACAGTAGCGATACGTATTGAAGATAATAGTGATGATGCAGCATTCCTATTAGACACAGCACTCTTTGAGTATGCTACAGATGATAGACAGTAAGGAAAACTGATATGGCAGGTTATACACGCCAAGACACAGCTAATAACATTGCTAACGGCAACGTAATTGATGCTGATGACTTTGATAATGAGTTTAACGCTATTGATGCAGCGTTCAATAATTCTACAGGACACGTACATGATGGTACGGCTGAGAATGGTGCGCCTATTACAAGGCTTGGCCCTGTACAAGATATTATAGCTACAGCTACTCTGCTACGCCCTAAGACTACAAATGTAATTAGTTTGGGTACTGATGCAGTTCGCTATAAAGATCTNTTCCTTGAAGGTAACGCTGATGTAGATGGCACAGTAAACGTACAGGGTGCAACTACACTGCANGACNCCTTANCTGTAACAAGTAACGCTACTATTGGTGGTAACCTCACTGTAACTGGCAATGCTACTATCGCAGGTAACCTTACCTTTGGTGATGCAGCCACTGACACCGTTAGTTTTGCTGCTGATGTAAACTCTAACCTACTACCTGCTACAGATGATACGTATGATTTAGGTGCTACAGGTGCTGAGTGGCGTAACCTCTATATTGATGGTACAGCTAACATTGACACTGCTGCAGTAGACACTGCTAATGTAGGTACTTTAAATGTTACAGGT